CCTACTGGTTGTTCGTAATTGAATCTAAATGGGTCTTCCTCTAAAGATTGTGCTTTAGGAAGTGTTTTGAATTGTCTTTCTTGTTCGTAGAATGGGACTGATTTTGTTCCCTCTGTTGGCGTGTATTCGTCTTTGTATCCGAAGATGTCGAAATCTCTTTTTGGTTCAAATCTATTGCTACCAAAAATTACATCAAATATACTGTCTGCCATTAAACTACACCTGCTAAGTTCCTTCTTATAGGTTCACCCCAGTCAGATGAGTTAGGTCGATAACCAACTGCTAAATACCTAAACGCATCTGCACCATGTGATGCCCAGTCATGTCGAGGTCTTAGTCTGAATACCTTGTTGGTATCGTCATAATCTCTACTGTATGATACCAAACATTCAACGCCTTTGTCAGTTTTTTCAGCATCAAACCAACAGCGTGAAAGCATTGACCTGACTGCTTGAATACCATCATCAATATTTAACATCGGTGCTATCTCTACATCTCTTATACCTAGGTTAGCAAGTGTCTCTAGTCTACTCATACCAGAACCTAGTTCCCTTACTCTAACATCGTGTGGGAGAATGTGCTTGTCGTAGACATAACCTTTCTCTTGCAGTACCTTGACATAATGGTCTAGTCCTACACCTGATGCTTCGTAGTAATCTATGATGTGTACTTCTGCTCCCACAAACTGTGCAAACCATATTGAAGTTGAGTCACCTACACCTAAGTCCCAAGATGTCACTACACCAACTCCAGGATTGTATGGGACTTTACTTATGCGGTCTTCTTCTCTAGCAACACGCATCTCTAGTGCATAGTATGCGCCCTCACTAAATGTTAAGAATGCACCTTCCCAGATGTGTTCATACATCTCTGGTCTTTGTTCTTTATCGTTTAGTCTTTCCTGGTTCAATACAGATGGAAAAAACAAATTATCTTTGTAATTAAGCACTAATAACTTTACACCTCTTAATAAATTCTCTCTAAATCTCTGGTGTATTGCTAAATACTTTATCTCTGAGTTGTATATTATCCACAACTCTGAGTCTTCTTCACGAACAGTAGGAATTAGTTTCATCCATGCTGTATCTGATACTCCCTCTGCTTCATCTACCCAAGCAAGTAATATCCTGGACTTAGACTTGATAGAGTCAAGGTTGCGTCTTAGACCTGCAAAACTGTACGAGATTCTGCCGTTCTTTGTTCTTATGAACCTTTCCCCTACTTCAAAGTAATCTGTTAAATATGGCGTAGTTTCTATTACACCTCTGACTTCTTCAAATGATGACTCTGCTAGTGAGTTCATAAATTCACGACCACATAAGATAGTGCCGTGTTTACCTTGCTCTGCCCACTCCATTGCTTTGACTGCTGTCATTAATGCAAATGAACGAGTCTTACCACTTCCTCTACCACCATAGCAGATTCTGTATCTTGCCTTCTCTGCAAACAACCAAGTTAGTTTAGGTGGTAGTTGTACCTCAACCTCTTGTGTCTGCGTACTCATCTTCTAAAAAGTTTTCTGGGAACTCAGCAGGCATCAACTTAATAACATTTGGCACAAAAGAATCATCACTCGATATGAGGTCAGTTTGTACCTTCTCTGTGATTCCATGATTGCCTAATGCTAACTTACACATCATAGCATTTGCTTCGTGCTTCAACCCTTTATTACACAGCACTCGAATGCCTTGTGTCCGTAAAGCGTCTAATGTGTTCCGAAAGTCCTCTTTTTCATCTTCCCATCTATACACAGTAGTTCTACCGACACCTAACGCTACTGCCAATCCTTCAACTGACGGAAACACATCGTGGTAATCGTCAAAGTTGTTCATGTAATCGATTGTCTTCGGAATTATAGTCTTATCGTATTTTGTTGGTCTTCCCATCATTAGTGTAATCTCCCAGGTGGAACATCCTCGTCTAAACTGACTTCCATTTGTTCTCTCATTGATAAACACTCAGAATGAGCAATCGCTAACCCTTCTTCCGTATCACCGCTCATCAGTATCAAAGCAGTAATGTATAACTCTTTAAAGTCTCTGTCATTCAACTCATCAAAGTCACATCTAACTCTTTCTATGTCGCTCATTCTTTCCTTTTAAATCCCATCGACTCATAATACAAGTCTTCTGGTCTTGGTAACATCATACCAAATTCAGTAGCAAACATATCTATTTCTGTTAAGTAGTCCTTCATGTCTTCTACATTCAATCCAGTTGTAGAGCGAAGTACCTCGATGACTTTGTCTTTTGTCTTTACAGTTCTGTACCCTAGGAACTTGTCTCGTAGGATGTCGTGCATTGCATCTCTAGTATATCCAGACTCATCAGCAATAATCTTAACCCACATCCAATACAAGGCATTTTGTCTCTGAGTACGATTCATTCTATCTTCTTTTAAACTTATCACCGCTTTCTCCACTTTAGGATTATCTCTGAAGAATGACATCACCAGGTTCTCGATAATCTTCTGTTTAGGTTTGTCTCTCTGTAATACCCTCTTCATATTATCTCCCAAACTGTTGGTAAGTTTCTGTCATTGGTCTTAACTGACTCTCCATGCAGTAGAAGTATTCCTCACCAGTTCTCTCATTCATTTTCTTCTGTTGGAAATGTTCTGCTTTGTATTGCC